CAATAGCTCGTCTCTTGACACATCAAGATCAAGCTGTGAGGAGTCTACGGACTTAAATACTTTATCAATGTAGTCAGACATTCCATCCTATGGAGGTAAGTACCCCGCCAGACGCATCCTCAGGGTTGGTTAAATTCGACCGTATTTGAGCAGATTCTGAGCGTATGCATAACGACCACCTTCGTGGCCATAGCCCCAGTACTGATAAGAAGCCCAACGCAATTGGTTCTCGGTAGCGCTTGGATTCATGAATACCCGATAGGCCTGAGGGTTTCTCCTTTGCATCTCTAGCTTCATATAGGCGAGCTGATCAGTCTCTGGGATTTGTTTAATAGGCTTCCCAAAGTGACGCTCAATGGCTCCTAGTCGAGCCGGATTATTTGCCCATGAAGCCCACGAAATAAGGCCCCCGTTCCTATCTGTTCCATCCCCTGCTACTTCACCCCATTCACGAAGACCATGCCATCCGCTTTCTTGTTGGATGTTGCCAGCAATATACGCAGCACCTTTGGTAGGAAACCCCATTGACTTGAGGTGACGGTACCCAGCAGAAGCATCTTTGATGTCGATGACTTCCATTGCTGTTCCGCTCTTGATTGCTTTGAGGCTTGGTAGGCCTCGTACACCTAGTTGAGCTTCAATGAAGGCAGTGGAGCTAAGACCGAGGTTTCCCGCCCAACTTTTAGTTTTCTTTGAGGCCTCTTTGCCCTCTATTATCCTTTTGACATCAGCCTTTAGATCATCAAGTGTAAGGAAGTTATCCTTGGTAGCATCCATCTCAGACCTTGGATACTTAAGCTTTTTAAATGCATCATCTGGGGTAAGCTTTGAGAAGTCCTGAATACCAGGACCTACAGTGATCCTTGCAAGTCTTTGGTCAGCCTTCATTTCTGCCCCAAACTTCCAACCACCACCACCGTTGTTGTCGAGTTTGTAGCGTGGTTGGTTAAGGAGGTATTGGGTCTTAGCCTCAATGATTCTTGCCAGTTCTGTTGGACTGTTAGCAATACCAGGATTAACCTTGACCTCTGCTCCAACAAGACTACGGAGCTCCTCCACCATCGCCCGATGTCTGATGTTGAGCTCTGCTCTGACATCTGGGGTAAGGTCTTGAGCACCAGCCGTGCCTTGCATTGAAGCCTTCAGGCCACTGTCAATCTTCTTGATGTAATCATCAACGTTCTTAATAGCGGCCTTCTCTGGTCCCGCTTTGCTGAACTGTTTGTATTCAGCCTCGTTGATTGTTCCTTTGCTCAGGAGAGACCTAAGGGTTGACTCTGGGATCTCAACACCACGCTGCTCCATCTCCAGAAGGTCAAACTTCTTTTGGGGGTCGTAGTTCAATCCAAACTGAGCCAGCTTGCTTGCTTCAGATAGCGCGTCTTCAGATCCGATCGACCTAAGCTGGTCAATGGCCTTCTGACGGTTCTCAGGAGAGGGATTGTCATAGTAGAACTGAACAGCTTGCTTGAGGGCAATGTTCTGTTCCGTTTGCTGGAGGTTGAAGTCTTGGATAGCTGCAACTCTTGCCTCTTTTTCATACTTGTCAAAGAGGTGGTCAAACTGCTTTCCGAGCTTCGTACCCTTATTACCGGGGACTACCTCATGCTCTCGGAGGGCTTGAATTGCATCAACTTTCTTGTTTTCAGCCAGGTTCTTCAGAAACTCTTCTGTTACCTGGTAGTTCAGGGCAGAGCTGTACTGACCATTGAAGCCAATGTTTCCATGTGCGTGCTCATCAGCAGCCTTTTGCCAATCAGCACCAACACTCGAAGCAGAGGTACCATCAGCAAGCTCTGAGGTCGCTGCCTGGACTCGTGCAATGTTGGCCTCTCGAACTTGTTTGACTTCCTGCTGTGTGGTGGCCATCACAGTGTTCTGGATGGCTGCCAGGGCTGTAGGAGCAAAGACACTTGCAAGAACGCTCTTGTCTACCCCAATCAGACCAGCCTTTTTGGCAAAGTCCCTTGTGAACTGCCTGGCATCCTCGTAGCCCTGAGCCCCAGGTCGAATTGTTCCATTTGCTGTTGCTTCAGCCAATGCAACCTGGAACATTGCCCTAGCTGCATAGACATTCCCCCTGATGGAGCTGAGCTGGTTCCAGGTAGTACCTTGACGAAGCTTAGTCTCAGCGTTGAGGTCAATAGGATCATTTGATCCAGTCAGAGTGTCTGCTGCCTTATTAAGGGCTGTCGATTCAGACTTGATGACTGTGTCTTTGATCTTTGCTTGCTCTACCTGCTCTGCTGTCTGAACTTGTCCAAGCTCTTCAAGGCTACCCAGTCCAAGGCTGTCAAGTACAGCATTTTCTTGCTTGATTTGTTCCTGTCTGGCTAGTCGCTGTTCTTGGAACTTGAGGGCAGTTGATGAGAGGCTCAGAAGCCCCTGTATGGCCGTCTGAGTGGCCTGTAAGTTTGCATTGGCTACAGCCTGTCCAGCCCTCATGTGAGCGCCCTCCAGGGCGGTCCTAGAGGCCTCTAGCGACTGTTGCTGCCTCAGGCTGTTGCTGTCGTATTGCTGCTGCATCCCAAGTACAGCTCGTTCTCCAAAGTTCTGGAGCCCAAGCCGTCCACGAGCTGCTTCCTGTTGGTAGCCAAGAGCTGCCTGATCCAGTTGCATTTGACGGGAGATCTCTCTTCCCATCGTTTCTGCGTCTTGGATCGTAGCTTCTTTGTATTGACGTAGCTTTTGTTCAGAGCTTACGACTTGCTCTGGTACAAAGTCTGCTGACCTGGCAGATCCTTGGTAGCGCGTCTCTGCCTGTTGTGATTGGTAAATTCTAGACATTAGGAGCGCCTACTAGGATTATTTGCTTCTATCCCAATCCCGCCAATGAAGGTAGGAATATCGGGGAATTCAGGTAGGTAGGGGTTAGACGGATTCCAAGCAATACCACTGATAGCCCTGTTGTTCTGGCTCTTAGCCTGAAGCCAGCCCGTATCCATCGAGATGAGTGCTGCATCACGCTTTGAGTCAAAGCTTGCAGCATCCTGAGCCAAGGCAAAGCCCTTCTGACGTTCCACATCATTGAGCAGAAGGCCAATGGATTGACCAGTTCGTCCAGCAGCAAGTACATTCCCCGCATTGCCGATAGACTTAGCCAAGATTGCTTGCTGTTCAAAGGCTGCCTGTTTACGTGCTTCGTTCAGCTTTGTTTGCTCTGCTACGTAAACCTTGTTGGCTGCTTCGTTGTTGTTGCCAATCTGAGCCTGTGCCTCTTCAAATGTTCTCTGATAGGTCAGCCGATCAGCAGCATTTCGAGCCATGATTGTGGAGCGCTCATTTAGTACCTGCTGCCTGGCCTGGTTGTATTGATTGACCATTTGAGCATTAGCTTGCTCAACCTGCAGGTTGTAGTTCTGCTGGTTTTGCCTTTGCTGTAGCTCCAGTCCTTGATACTGCTGTTGCTGTTGTTGCAGCATCTGCTGACGCTGCTGCTCCATTTGTTGTTGCTGGGCCCTAGCTTGATAGTTCAGTTGGGCCTGGGCCTGCTGTGCCTGCATTTGGGCACTCATTATGCCCATACCAATACTTGCAACCGTACTAACCGCAGAAATGGCGAGGGTTGCATTGGCTATTGCTGCGGCTCCAGCACCTGCTGCTAGAAAGCACATAGTTTTACAATCTCATAATATGGAAGATTCTTTGGCCCAACATGGACCGTTTGTAGGGCTTGAAACCCTAGTAGCTTGAGAAGTTTGTGATGCATATGGTTTCTTGCGTCTGCCAGATTCCACAGCAGCGCATACTCTTTCTCTACTTCGTTTAACCAGCGCTTGGCCCCACGAACAAACCTCTGTGGGCCCTCTTGGATCACTGGTGTACAAAGCATCCAGATTTGACCTACTTGGTTGTCCAGACGCACTATCCCAGCAACACCAGCTAGGTCTCCATTTTCGTTGTGGAAGCTAATTGCTTGTTCACTGGTGACAATGCCTACAGGAATATGGAGGGGGGAATGACCCAACCCCTCCACTTCTTTCCTATCTTCTATGCGGAGATTTCTGGCAACCATCAGGCCATCTTGAATCGTGGCTTGACGGTAATACTTCATTCTCTATCGAATAAGGTTGATGCCTCTTGTGCTGTAATGCCCTTCCCAGCTATAGCTTGTAATTGAAGCAGGTAGCGGGTCAGGGGCATTGATCGTGACCGTTGCAAAGTCACCCCTACTAAAGATTGGAACTTCCTTGGTAGTTACGTCCTGTACAGCAGCACTGTTTGCCTTGTAGATGTCTGCTGGTGTTACATCCAGATCAACACTGATCGGGCTATATCCCAGCTTCTCTACAGTTACGTTGTAACGCCCTGAGTAGTAGAGATCGAGATAAACTGTCTCTACCATAGGGATGTTCTTCCTGTCAGCCTTCTTGTCCACAGTCAGCCAGAAGCTAGGTAGCTGGATCTTCATGTCATAGACCAGACCAAGGATGTAATCCTCGTTGGCAATCTCAGTGTCTGCTGTGATGTAGTAACCAGTATTGTCTTGCTGAATTGGCAGGTTGAAGAACGCTGTTGAGGTTCCCTCCTTCGTCAAGATCAGGCAGGGCTGAGCCTCTGCTACATAACTTCCAGCAGGGAAACGGATGATCGTAGTCCCGTTTTGCTGATTGGTTCTAGTTGTTTCTGACTTGTACAGGTAGAAGTCCAGCCTGGGGACAAACTTGCTTCCATATGCACTGATCGGTGATGTCTCTGGGTCATCGATCATCTCAAGCTTTGCCAGTACATAGGTTGTCCCGTTGTACAGGACAAAGTAGCCACTGTCGTGGGCAAAGCTGAACAACCTGACAGGGCAAGGGAGCACCCACTTTGACCACCCAGCAAGGCTACGCTCGTTGCCTGTGTTGAAGAATTTGAATACCCATAGGTTCTCTGTGTCATTGCCATAGGCCACAAAGCTGTTGTTGGGGCTAGACGTTGCAAATGTCAGATCAGGCGGAATGTACTCAGGTACAATCCGGGTGTTCTCAGCAACCAGGGGCCTGTTGTCAATAGAGTCCACAGCCATCTCAAACACCTTACTGTAGGTGTCGGCTTCAGTGCTGAAGAGGATGGATACTCCTGTTTCCAACGGGTGAACATTGGATGTATAGGCATAGTTGGACAGCTCAGTCATCTTGACAGTTGCAGGCCCAAAGGCAGCCTCCGATGTAGCCAAGAGGAACTGGCTGTTCTCAGCAAAGAGAAGTAGACCCTTGGGTGTTCCAATTGCGGCCTTAAGCTGGGCCGGTTTGGTTGCTGATGCTGTCATGTCAATGGGATCAGCATCAGAGACGGCAATAGCGCTACCTGTGAAGAAGTTAAAGTAATCTCCAGGCTGACTGAGGATCACTGCGTCGTCGGCCAAGAACCCTAGTCGGTTCATGAAGAAGAACATGTCAGTGATTGTTCTCCCAACAAACGATGGCTCAGGGTTGGTTTTATCATCACCAACCTCCCTGGGAGCCCAGAAAAGGGTGTCGTTGTAGGTCCTACTAAGAGCCCTAACTGTAAACGTACCATTCGTTTCTCGAATCAATGCATGAGGCATTGTTACGGTGTTGAGATCTGTCAGGACGCCTGGTTTTACTGTCTCTTCCCATCCACCGTTGCCTGGGATGTCTCCACTGCCTGGAACAAACTTAACGTAATAGTCATCAGCATCAGAGTCTGCTGAGTTCCTCACCATTAAGACAACACCAGGGACACACTGGTTAGGAAGCAACGAAACATCATTCACAGAGCCCTTAATGCCATACAGAGCATTGTTGGCTGTACCACCTCTCGTCTGGATGTTGAATTCCCTTGAATCAGTTCTCTTGACGTAGATCACATTACCAATCGGTGTGGCTTGGTAGGGACCTAGGAGGTTGATACCGGCTGTCAGGTTTGATGTGATTGAACCTACATCAAGGGTTCCTGTTGTTTGATCAAGTGGCGTTGTATAGCTTACCTGGTTTTCCGAGGCGTAGCTAAATCCGTAGGCTTCTTCTTCAACGGTTACCCTGTACTGTTTGTTCATCAAGGTAACAGTAACGCTATCCCCTTTTCTCCAATTCTGCCCACCGTTGTTAAGTGTAACTCTGGTTGTGTAAACAGACTTGTAGGAGTATGCAGGAGTACTAGGTGCTGTTTGAATGGATGAAATCAAAAACCGCATTCCAACAGTACTGCCTGCTGGGTATATCTGTCCTCCAGGATAACGTTCAAGGTTTGAAGCAAGTGTGATGACTTCTATAGCGTCATCACTGGTACTCCATTTTGGATCACCACTTACTGTGTAACCCGTGATTGATGCACTTGAGAACACAAATTTCTTGTGTCCTGCATTTGCATCGTCGTTATCTACCCTGACCTCAATTCTTACAGTGATGTTGCCTTGTGGCTTCGACTGTGTGAAGCTGCTATATAGGTACGAGCCTACTGCAAAGTTGTCTGCAGAACCGACTTTATACGTGAAATATGCTTGCATCTGGTACGTAAAATACGTGCCAATGCTGTTGTCGGCCCAAGTCAATGCCGTTGGGTATGTTTGACCAGGAGTGGCTGTCGTGACTAGGGTGGGATTGCAGCTTGTAGTTAATGTAAAGCCAAGTCCGGTTTTGTTTCCGCTGCTTTGGTTGTAGCTCTGTGACCCTGCCGCTGCACAGTTACCATCGGCTTCATCTTCAAACGTCCCAGGAGATACCGTCAGCTTTGAGGCCCGATATACCTTCTGCTGTACCTGTGCCTGACCATCCTTGAGAAAGTCAACCGCATAGGTAGTGTTGTACGCAACCTGATTAACAACAATCAGAGCCTCTTGGATCTGTGTCGATGACTTGTCTGCAGACATCGACACCCTCCGCTCTGAGTTACAGAGAAGGGTGTAGTCATTGATGCTCAGCTCTTTCAGGCTGGCTACGTCGTTTACAGTAAGGTACTGTGCTGAGTCACCCAGCATTGTTACTGTACGCTCTGCACCTGTGTCTGCTTCCCAAACCCTCAGTACCGTGTTGTTGCTTGCATTCTTGTAAACACAAGCAACATAGCGTTCGTTCTTATCCCTGAAAATGGGAAACCATTTTGCCGTCTTTGGAATGTTAGTAGCCAGCCTTGCCAAGAACTTAGTGGGTGGCCTCTTGCGACATCCAAACGTAGGATCCAGTAATACATTCTCCGCCTCCCTTACCTGACCAGGCAGCTTGAGTGGATCCGGTTGCTGGCTGACACCCCCCAGAAGGTTAGGGATTTGTTGAGAGATTGCTGCCATATTTAGTATCTATAGAGAGCGTTTACTGGTCGGTAGCTGTAAAATGGATTCCTGTTATTGATGTCTGAGAATACGGAGTAGTCACCTTGTTGCGTGTCGTACTCAATTGCTGTTGCTCTGGCAATAACCTCTTCTCTCTCACCAAACCTGACTGCCTCTACTGAACCTACTGATCTACCAGCGAACACGTTGGCAGCCCGGATGGTGATGTAGTTCTTGAAAGCTTCAGGCAGCTCTTCAAACTCAAAGAGCCAAACCACATCAAGCTCTTGTTGACCAGTGAAGACGTATGTGTGGTCTGCTTTGTTGTAGAGCCGTGATCCTCTAATCGTGGCCTTGCCCTCATAGGGAGGGTTTGCCAGTGCCAGAACATTGTCCGGGATCGTGATGAATCCTGTTACAGGGTCAGGGGTGAACGGGAACCTGTACTCAGTGTTGAAGACCCATCCTTCACCTTGAACAGCTCTGGAGATTTCATCCAGAACCTGTTCTGCCATTTCCACCAATGGGTTTCCTGTCTCCAATGTAGTAATTGGGGACTGTCCAATGTTGGAAATAATGGTATTGATTGCTGTAAGCTTAGTTGCTTTCGCCATTTAGTTTTCTAGGGGAATGGTATGCCCCCGAGGGGTCCTAAGACCCCAGGGGCTCAATATCAGGCCTTGGCCTGCAGAGAACCAGCCACGGACGTGCGGAGCGAACCAGCACCCACAGCAAGTTTGCCCACGATCAGGTCGCCCTGATACTGGACATGGAAATCACCCGAAGTTGTTTCGATGCTGGGAGCAATAGCTTCCACAACACCAGCAGCTTCACGGTGGAACACCAGACCAGCGCAGGTAGCGTTGGCGTCGGTGTAGTCATTGTTCTCACCAGTCACAGCCGTGTTGTAGGCAGCCATGAAGGGGAGGTTGTTGCTCTTGTAGATCCGAATACCAGCGATGCTGTACAGACCCTTGCCACTGTTCATATCACCCTGGGTGTTACCGATCTCACGGTTCAGGATGTTGGTATCAACAGAGGAAATCAGAGCATAATACTGACGGGGGTTGAGCACAGCAACACGACCCTCTTGGGGTGCAGAGCGCTCATCCAGGACAGCAGCGGCTTCAAAGAAGCCATCAACGAGAGCTTGGGCGTTGTACTGATTTCCAGCACCCAGCTTCACTTCAAAGCCACCAGGCTCACCTGTGACCACAGAAGCTTCACGGGAAGCAATATCCAGAACGCGAGCAATACGCTCGTCGTAGAATTTGGCCAGGGCCTCACCGATCTGCTTAGAGATCTCGGAGCGGGTTGAGTACTGGCTCAGAACCTCATCGAGGTCATACACGAACTGGCTGCTAACCAGAAGGTCATCCATGAGGATGGTCTTCTCGTTGGCCTTCAGAGCGGTATCACCCAGGATCGGGGTACCGGGGGTGTGGAACCCAGCGGAAAGTTTGCCAGTCAGCAGGAACTGCTTGCTCTTGCCACCACGGAGGGTGTAGCTGCGGACAAGACCTTTAAAGATAGAAGCGTTGTTGAAAGCCGTGAACACTTCGCCGCTAAACAGCTTCAGAGCTGTCGAGTACTTATCAGCGTAGGCGTTCGACTGGCTTCCATTAACCGCATTGGGGCGGCTAATGTTAGCGATGTTAGCCATTGTTTTTAGAAGTTAAGGAGAAAGAATTGTTCGGTCTCTTAGATCGAATCCTTTTCGGTTTGAAAGTTGTCCCTCGTAAGGGGCTTCCTCCTACTTCGTCTTCTTGATATAGACCTAGGTTTTCCTTTGCAAAGGTTCGCCGTTTTAATGCCACGGTCGCGGGCAATGTCTGAGGGGGGAGTTGCACCCCCCAACAAATCAAAGCAGATTTGTGCTCCTAGCCAGACGCTCTTCCACATCAGCCCGGAAAGCCGGATCAGCGTGGTAGAGGGGATTAGCAATATCACGAGCAAGCTCGGCTTGACTGCGATAGGGCTTTAGACCTGTATCAGCTTTCTTGCCAGTCACCAGCGGGGCCTCGTAGCCTTCATCTCGCTGATATCGGGCCTGGAGGGCCTGTACAGCAAAGCGAATGGCTACGGGGTTGCCACTACCTGTGACCGTGTTGTAGTCATTGATCTCTTCAGGAGACAGGTTCTGAGCAGCCCAAGTCATCATCTCTCCATAGGCAGCATCACCACCAACGGATTCCTTGATAGCATTGATCTGCTCAGCTTGAAGCTGGACCTGTTGGCTCTGGGCTGCTGACTTTTGGTAGTACTGGAGATAGGATTGAATTAGCTCCTTCTGATCCATCTGACTGAGACGCTCGATGGCTTCATCAGAGATGGTTCCAGTCTTGGCATACTCCTCCCCAAGCTGTGACATGTAGTCAACTGCTTCAGAGACTGGCTGCTCCTCTACTTCCTCTGCCTGATCAGAATCACCCTGAGAGGCCTCTGTGGGCTCCTCTGAGGCGTCTTCTTCTTCCTCTTGACCCTTCTTGCCTAGTTTGGATTCAAGCTCCTTGTAGGCCTTCAGAAGCTCCTCTTGTGATTTGAACTTACCAGCGATGAGTGAGACGTTCTCATTTTCATCGTCGGATTGCTGGTACTTACGAAGACGATCCTCTTCTTGGGCCTCTGCAATCTTCTCCCCTTGTGCCAGGGCCTCTGCTTCTGCACTCAGTTGGGCCTGTTCAGGTTGGTCAGTTGAAGGATCGAATGTGGTGATTGCCATGTCAGTAGGTGGTGGAATAGACGGTTCCGAATGTCGGTCTAAGCTTTTGACTGTCCTTGTTGCTGTATTTACCAGCTTCGTCCTGAGCTTGACTTGACCCGGTTACTTGCGGTTTGATTGCATACTTGCCAGCTTCTTTGATCACAGGCTCAACCTCAGTAGGCTCCCAGGCAATGTTGAGATCTGGGGTCGCAGGATTCTCGCCTAGATACTTACCGTCAGACTGGCG